CAAGACTGGATGACATATTTGCATTGCGGAGCCCTGTCTTCCCGCCAGATGCGCCACATATCCCGCTTAACGATAGCCCCCTCTTCCGAGGTGGGGTTCTGCATATACTGGGCGTTCCATTTGGAGACTGAAATCTCCTCCTTGACCGCCTCCAGCTCTTCCCGATTCCAGAATTCCGGCCACAACGGATTACCGGAAGGCATGATGGCCGGGAACTCAATCACTTCCCATTCATTGGTATCCCGAACTGCAGACCTACTCAGAATCTGACCCGTCAGGTCTCTCTTCGCCCAACGGGTCATCACAATCACAATAGCCCCACCGGGCTGTAAACGCTGCCGGGGGCCCGATGTATACCATTCGTATACCTTGTCATACACCCCGGGGTCGGTAGCGCCTTGGGTGGCTTCCTGCTCAGAATGGGGGTCATCTATGATCAGCAGATCGGCACCCTTACCGGTCACCGCACCGCCAACACCGATAGCGAAGTAATCACCCCCCTTGCTGGTGTTCCATCTTCCCGCAGCCTTCGAGTCCGAAGACAGCTTGGTGCTGAAGATCGACTGGTAATCGGTGGAATCCACCAAGTTCCTGACCTTCCGGCCAAAACCCACCGCAAGCTCTGCAGTGTGGGCGGTCTGGATGATCTTCTTCTCCGGATACAGTCCCAAGAACCAGCTCGGGAGCAGGTAGGAAGCAAACTCCGACTTGGTATGACGCGGAGCCATGTTGATGATCAACCGCTTCAACTCACCCCGGGCAACCCTCTCAAAGGCTTCCCCCATGATCTGATGATGCCTACCGGCAATAAACCCCGGCCACATCCTCTTCACATACGGGAGGAACCTCTCCTTGCAGACATCTGTCTGGTGAAGCTGCAGCAACTGCCAAACCTTCTTATGCTCTGCGGACTTATCCGGCAGAACATCCAGAAGTTTGGTGTATTGCTCCAACTCCTCCTTGGACAGGATCACTCAGATGTCCTTACAGGGCATTAACCTGATCCACGGTCTTATCCAGCAACTGGATACTCCGGAACTTCTTCGCCTTCAGATTCAGCTTCCCTTCCTTCCGGAGACTATGAACCATCCGGTGGACATTACTCCGGCTCCGCAACTGCAATCCCTTCGCAATGTCATCAAACGATGGCGGGAACCCATGGACATTGATGTATTGCCGGATGAACTCCAGCAGCATCCCCTGCCTTTTAGTCATTACCGCTCCAGAAAAAATTTTTCAAAAAATATACCCCCCCCGGGGGGTGGCAACCACGAACAAGTGATCCCATTTTCTGTGGGAACATTTAAACGGTCAAGCACTTGGAGAAAAAAAGGCACCCCCCCATGAGAACACTTACTTGTATGAGGTAATGGGATGTGTGGAGTAATGCGTATACGGAGGCGAGGGGTGCGACCCAGTTTCGTGGGGGTGCCGGTATGGGGGGTGACGGCTGGGAGATGGTGGTAAGTTCCATCCCCCCTGCTGTCAGAGGGAAACAAGGTGCCTAGATTAGGCACTGTCCTTACTGCTACGGCGCAGTGGAGTTACATTGTCGAGTAGGGCAAGGGATGACTGTAGCTCTGCCTTCAGCTTCTCGGGTGAGACTTCCTCTGTGCGCTGCTCTACCTTGTCAGTGAACATCGAGAAGGCACGGCCCATCAGCTCCAGTGCTTTGATACGCACTGCCGGTGCTACTTTGTCATTGGCTGCATGGCCTTGCAGCTCCTTCATGATGAAGCGTCTGCCCGCTACAACGTCATCAATCAGGTTTTCTTTTGCGGCCTCCCAGACCGATTGGGTTAATGCTATCACCCTCTCATCCCTCATCAGCCGACTGGCATTCGCCGCCAGCGTGTGTTCCTTATTCGTCGTGACGTTATATGCCTGCCTGTATGCTTCCCTCGGACTTTCCCCCTTTGCCACCAGTGCGGCGAAGCTCCGCATCTTTGCAGTGATCCTCTTAGAGGGAAGCGTTACAGTTCCTCTGGGTTTCTTTGTATATGGATGCACCTTTGGCACTACTGACAGAGCCGCAGCCCGCATCGCTTCGCTAAGGTCTCCCGCGTTTGCATTGTTCTCGTCAGTGCTGCTGCTGTGAACGTCATCCGTCAGGCTTGGTTGCATGTTATCCATCATAAGACCCTCATTGTTTAAACGCTGCACCTTCAGCGGTGCATGTGTCGGTTCTCTCACATGCAATCGTCATCGTCAACCGTTCGCATTTACGGTGATCTGATTGATCTGCTGGGCTCTGTCTACTCCCTTCCTTTGATCTACATGGGAAGGAGGAGGAAGAACGGCATCAGCCTGTTCCGCTTCGCTGTTTAAACGTCCGCACACATGAACTCTGCCGTCCCTCTGAGCCGCATCAATCTGCCCTATAAACCGGCCCGAAACCTGCCCAAAAAGGTGGCCAAAAAAGGGGATCGAAATCGGCAACCCGATCCCGAACCGACCACACAATTATGCGAACAAAATCAAACAGTTGCACAAACAGTTGCACGTTTAAATTTGTGGTGATAGCATTCGGTTTCGTTGTTTCAGTTTTTGCAGGGGTTTCGGGGTCTGGGAGAACCAGACGGAAGGTCAGGCCGGTAGGCCGCACCAGCAGTATCCCGAACACTGGACGGGCAGTCTCAGGACTGAACCCACGGTCAACCGGTCAAGCGGCCCGCTCCCATCATGCAGGTGTCCTCTGGACGGGCGGAATGCCCAGAGTAGCCAAGACACAATGCCGCAAAGGCAGGCCGCTGTTGGGTGAGTATCTCAAGGTCATCCGATCCGCTGGTGATACACGCAGCACTCCCGCTGTGGTGCATGTCACTTGCTGTCGAAGCCCGCCCTCATAGCACTGTGTCCGCATGAAATGCTATTGCGTAAGAGCCCTCGTGAGAGGCCCTCCTATCCGCACCATGCCAGACCGCTCCCTGATTGCCGCTCAGTAGACGCTATGCACCCTCTCCCAGCAGAGACGATGACTGATACGCCCCACTCGAAGGGGTAGAGATACGAAGAAGCAAGCACAGCAGCGCAACGCCTACCACCTACCCTATCGGGGGCACTGCGCTGTGACGCTATCACTGAACAGAGTTTCAGTCCCTGCCCTTCGGGGCAGTGGCGGACACTCTGTCCGTTTACAGGAGGCTCTCATGAACATCAATCAAATCGCAGGGCACTTCATTGCCCGCAAGGTTCGTCAGCAGGTATCAGAGGGTGGCGCATACCGTGCCGCTCGTAACTTGAAGAAGCAGGGCTATCCGCTGGCGGTGGCTCTGCTGCTCATCGTGGGGAGGGTTTAAACATGAACGTCGCAAACAGCAAGTGCCGGTCACTGGTGCAGAACTGCGTCCCTTTCAGGGGGAGCAACCTGTTCGCTGACACTCAGGACAATGGCATCTATGTGGTCTGGTCGTTTGGCTTTCACTTCCCACTGTTCGCCAAGGTGGGTGACCAGTGGTATGAGAACGATGACCGCTACTCAAACACAACCAGCAAGCAGCGCAGTCAGTCTCACCCGCACACCGAGACCATCAAGGTGCCTTGTGCGGAACTCAAATCCATCATCGAACGATAACGGAGGCTCTCATGGAAATCAAAAGCATTCAGCAGAACGGCTATACCCTTCGCATCCTGACGGATGACAGCCCTGATTCACCTGCGGACTGGGACAACCTTGGTCAGATCGCATACTGCTCTGACCGCTACACGCTGGGCACTGAGCATGTCTCTCGTGATCGTCTCGATGAGATCGCAGCAGGCATCGAGGATGGGTCGCTCATCGGCCTGCCTGTCTATGCCTATGTCCACAGCGGGGCAACGATCAGCACCTCCCCGTTCTCCTGCCCTTGGGACAGCGGACAGTGCGGCTTCATCTACTGCACGGCGGCGAAGGGACTCGAAGAGTTTGGCACCAAGCGAGACAGATTGAACGCAGCAGAGGGTAAGTTTCGCAAAGGCACTGGGTCTCTACGGGCAAAGGCACTGAAGTGCCTGATTGGTGAGGTCAAGACGTTCGACCAGTATCTGCGGGGTGACGTCTACGGCTACACCATCACTGACAAGGATGGTGACGTAGTGGATTCCTGCTGGGGTTTCTACGGCATTGAGTGTGCCGAGCAAGAGGCCCGATCTTCCCTGCGTCACTGGGCAGAGCAGCAGGGTGAACTGTTTGCAGCCTGATCTGCCTTCGGCACCTGCCCTGCGGGTGTCGATGGAAGCTCAGTCAATCACACAACGGAGGCTCTCATGGAAAATGTAACTCGGGAACAATGGCTGTCTAGTCTGGTCGAGGAACTGCGGCCAGTGTTTCAATCTATCGGGCACCCTCTGCCCGACCGCATCCGTGTCACATGCGGTTTCCCCAGCAAGGCTGCGCGTTCCGACAAGGCGCGGCGCATCGGTGAGCACTGGTCTCCCAAGGCCAGCGATGACCAGACGCATGAGATTCTCATCTCCCCTGTCATTGACGATCCTGTCGAGGCGGCGGCGATACTGGTGCATGAGTTGTCACATGCCGCCACCGATGGCGATGGCCACAGGGGCAGGTTCCCTCGGGTAGTCACTGCCCTGCA